AAACGAACCTATGCAACTTAGAATAGGTCCTGAGATTGTTGAAAAAATCAGGTTTGCATTACCTGATGAAATGTATTCAGAATCAAACAAGGGCCTGATAAACTGGTTTCACACTGTATTATACCAGATACCAGCCGAAGAGTTTTTAGAATTAATCGGACTTGCAATTTCAGAGGATGAATCAAAAGTTAGAAAAGCAACTTCAAAATTCAAAGAAATTATGAGAGAAGCTCAACAACTTAAAACCGAGTACGACGACTACAAACAAAGTAATGACGATGAAGAAATGAGTGATTTCTTAGGTAGTTTAGGACCTGGTGATTCAGACGATGATGACGAGGACGATGGACTTGATGATTTCTTTAGCGGTTTAGGTATATCGAGACCTAAATAACTAAATGTGTGACTAAAGAACAATTAATTATAGAATATACGAAGTGTATGAGGAGTACTCCTTACGCACTTCGTACTTATTTACAAACATACGACAACACAGTCTCTAAGTATGTTCCATTGGATTTATTTCCAGACCAAGTTTCCCTATTAGAAGATTACGAAAACTACAACGAAAACATCGCCTTGAAGTATCGTCAGGCAGGTGTATCTACAGTTACAGCCGCTTGGGCGTCAAAAAAACTTGCATTTGCAAGAAAAGAAAAACCTGAAAAAATTCTAATCATTGCCAACAAGTTGGATACCTCCATGGAGATGGCAAATAAGGTTAGAAGTTTTACAGAACAATGGCCTGCTTGGGTTGGTATTGGATTCTCTGTGGAAAAAAATTCACAAAGACACTTTAAACTTAACAACGGATGTGAAGTTAAGGCGGTTGCAACTTCAAAAGATGCTTTGAGGGGATATACCCCAACCATTCTTATTTTTGATGAGGCGGCGTTTATCGAGGCTGACGGAGATTTCTGGTCAGCGTGTATGGCCTCACTATCAACGGGAGGTAAAGTTATTGTTGTATCTACACCAAACGGTTACGACCCAATCTATTATGAAATTTATGACCAAGCCTTAAGAGGTATGAATGATTTCAAAATATCTGAAATGTTTTGGTATCGAGACCCTCGTTATACAAAAGACCTATACATGGTAAAAACAAATGACTTAGTTCATTACCTTTTAAATAGAGAGGATTACCCTGTAGACGTACTGATTGACTTGTCTATGGATAATCCATATGAAAGAGACCATTCAATAGTTAAGGATTATGTGGAACAGGGATACAAACCATGTTCTTCGTGGTTTGAGGGGATGGTTAAAAAATTAAAATACGATAGACGTAAGGTTGCTCAGGAATTGGAATGTAATTTTCTGGGTTCAGGGGATAACGTATTTGATTCTGAGTTAATGCAGAATATTGCCAAAAATCAACTAAGAACCCCTCAAGCAAAATTGATGGGTAACGCTCTATGGATTTTCAAAGAGCCTGTAAACGGACACAAATATGTAATGGGTGTTGACGTTTCGAGAGGAGATTCAGAAGATTTTTCATCCATACAAATTATTGATTTTGATGAGAGGGAACAAGTTTTTGAATACGTTGGAAAAATACCACCAGACGTTTTGGCGGAAATTGCTTATAAATGGGGTTCTATGTATAATGCGTATTGCGTTATAGACATTACAGGTGGTATGGGAGTTTCTACTGCAAGAAAAATGCAGGAACTACAATATCAAGGTGGTTTCTATGTTGACGGTGTAGATACCACAAACAAATGGAAGTACGACCCAAAAATGAATGAGAAAATTCCTGGTATAAATTTTAACTCAAAAAGAGTTCAAATTATTGCCGCGTTTGAAGAAGCTGTCAGACACGGGTTCAAAATATACTCACACAGAACCTATAATGAGATGAATACGTTTATTTACGTTAACGGAAGACCTGACCATCAAAAAGGACAACACGATGATTGTATCATGGGAATGTCTATGGCAATTTACGTTGCTGAGAAATCTTTCCAATCGTTAACAAAGGTTGTTAATCACACAAAGGCAATGTTGAATTCATGGTCTACTGTTATGAGTGAAAATAAAAACACGTCAGAATTTTTTAATCCGATGGTTCCCCAAATGGGAAGAGACCCCCACCTTACGAATAACGGGGCGTCCAAAGCCGATTACCAAAAATATGGGTGGTTATTTGGTGCCAAATAACTATTTATATTATCAAGGTAATAAGTAAACTTATAATATGGCAGAACAGAATATGACGGTTTGGCAACGACTGTCACAAACATTTGGACCGAACTCACTTTTACAACAGGATTATCCAACATTCAAGTTTGATAAAAAGGAACTTCTACGCACAAAAAGTAGAGAAGAATACGAGAAAGAAAAACTTCAGGCACAACAAACTTATTATCTTACTAATCAGTGGACAAAGGTAGAAAACAACCTTTATTCACAAGCAATTTATTATGAACCAACAAGATTATCGGCTCAGTATGATTATGAATCAATGGAGTATACTCCTGAGATTTCTGCCGCATTAGATATCTACGCTGAGGAATCAACAACCACTAATGAAGATGGATTCATCTTACAGATATATTCAGAATCAAAAAGAATTAAAGGTGTGTTGGCCGACTTATTTAACAACGCCTTAGACATCAACACTAACTTACCAATGTGGACTAGAAACACTTGTAAGTACGGTGATAACTTTGTTTATTTAAAATTAGACCCTGAAAAAGGAATTGTTGGAGTACAACAATTACCTACAATTGAAATTGAAAGACATGAGGTAGGTGCAAGTGGTAAAATTGCAACGGACGTAAAACAAGAAGTTGATAAGGATAGAAAGGCTCTACATTTCACTTGGAAGAACAAAAACATGGAATTCCAATCATGGGAAATTGCTCACTTTAGATTATTGGGTGATGATAGAAAACTTCCTTATGGTACTTCTATGTTGGAAAAAGCAAGAAGAATTTGGAAACAACTTTTATTATCGGAAGACGCGATGTTGATTTATCGTACATCAAGAGCACCTGAAAGAAGAATGTTCAAGGTATTTGTTGGAAATATGAATGACGATGATGTTGAAGCATATGTACAACGTGTTGCCAACAAATTTAAAAGAGAGCAAATTGTAGATAGTAAGACAGGTAATGTAGATATGAGATTCAACCAAATGGCGGTTGACCAAGATTACTTCATACCTGTACGTGACCCAGCAGCACCAGACCCAATTACAACATTACCTGGTGCAACTAACCTATCTGAAATTGCAGATATTGAATATATCCAAAAGAAACTATTAACTGCTCTTCGTGTACCTAAGGCATTCTTAGGATTTGAGGAAGTTGTTGGTGATGGTAAAAACTTGGCACTACAAGACATTAGATTTGCTCGTACAATCAACAGAATCCAAAAGAGCATGTTGGCCGAGCTAAACAAAATTGCAATTGTTCACTTATTCTTATTAGGGTTTGAAGATGAATTGTCAAACTTTACAATAGGATTAACAAACCCATCAACTCAGGCGGATTTATTAAAAATTGACGTTTGGAAAGAAAAGGTATTGTTGTATAAAGATTTGGTTGCTGACCCAGGAAACGGTATTCAAGCGACTTCATCTACATGGGCTAAAAAACACATATTTGGTTGGTCTGATGAAGAAGTTCGTCTTGACTTACAACAACAAAGAATTGAAAGAGCGGTTGGGGAAGAACTTAAAGCAACACCTACGGTTATTACCAAGACAGGTTTATTTGATAATATTGATAAACTTTATGGAAGCGCGACAGGCACAACACCAAGTGCAGGAGCGGCAACAACTCCTGATGGAGGTGAAGAATTGGCACCGCCACCATCATTTGGCGGAGGTGATATGGCGGGTGGAGAACCTCCATTACCTGAAGCACCACCAGCTGAAGCGCCACCAGCAGGAGGAGAAGTAACACCAGAATCAAAAATGAAAGACCTTAATATTTTGGTTGAAAATAATCTAATTGAGGGGGCGGAAATGATAAATTTAGGTCACGGACAAGATTCTTTAGGAGAAATTTCAAAAGAATTGGATAAGTTATTAAATTCATAATATTTATTTGAAAAAGAACAAAATGACCTTTGGAGCCGTAAAATCCCTTATTGAAAAAAATCTTTTGGAGTCCTACAAAAATGAAAAGGAATTCAAGAAGACATTGAGAGAATTCAAACACAATGTTTTGAGTAATAAATCTATGTCTAAGGTGTATACTATATACGACCAGTTGAGTACTCCACAAGGTTTAAGTGAACAGGACGCTAAATATTTTATTGAAGAGGGAATCAATATTTTAAACAAAGTGTTACCAACAGTAAAACTTCCGTCAAACGTTTCTGAAAAAACTGAAAATAATTATTCGGATATTGATACTTTAGTTTATAGCCAAAGAATTAATTTAGTTGAAAGGGTTAATGCTAAAAAGAACCTAATTAAAATTCTAACATCTAATAAAGAATCAATTAAGGAAAGTGTGAATATTCCAATAAGTTCTATGGTTACGGTTGCAAACCAAACCATTAGAAATTATATAGAAACATTAGATGAAAACTCTAAAAAAGAATTTTTTCAATTAGTGTCTGAAGATACAAAAGTTTTAGAAACTAAATTTGAAACTATTCGTGAAAGTGCAATTTCTAAATTAAATAATATTTTAGAAAAAGAAGAAGCTGAAGAAATGAAAACAAGAATTTCTGAAACTATAGACAAAGTTAAACTCGAGAAGTTTGACCAACTTAACTTTTTAAAATTAAAGAATTTAGAAGAATCAATTTAATTCTGAATTTTTGCGTTGTATGTATTTTGCCTTTAAAATCTGTGCTCTTCTAAGTACAGATTTTTTTGTATACTCTTTTTTTTCAAACAACTTTTGAGTTTGTTTTGTTTTGATTACTTTTGATTTTAGGGTCTTAAGAGCTCTCTCAAGATTCTCCCCTTGGTTGATTTTTATTATTAACATATTCTAGAAATATCTCCGATTTAAAAAAAATTTTGACAATTAGGTATATATGTCGTATTTTTTGATTAACAAAATAAACGTATATAATATGAACATTAATGAAAAAAGGAAAAAGTGTAAAGCTTAACCTATTCAATCCCATTAAGTCTGTGTATGGAACTGTTGATTCTAAAAATTTAAAATCGGTATACATTAACATTCAATCGTGGGTAACACCAAAAGATGACTACGATAATTGGAACAGGGTTGTTTCAAACTTAGGAAGAGAAATAAAACATTCTGTTTTCGAATCCATAAACCCCAAACTATTTAAAGAAAAAAGTATTGTTGATTTAGACCTAAGGACAAGTGGAATATCAAAAGGAAAAAAATCTTTTTTTAATTTAGAAATTAACTTATATACCTTATGTGAAATGGATTTTAAATGTAATGAAATTAAAGATTCAGTAAAAACTATAGTAAAATCGGTATACAAAAATAACGTAATACAAAACAAATACTTTGAATTTTCAAACTCAAAAAAAGAAGTTACTCAATAAACTATTCAAAACGGTATATTTATCTTAAAAGATTAGATGAAAAATTTAAGAATTTTAGAGGCCAGCGAGATTGGTCATGGTATATTGATTGAAATGGATGCTGGATTTGTTTCCCCAACCGATGTTCGTAACATTGAAGTATTAAAAGAAGCAACAAATCTTGATTATAGAAATCCTTTCGAATTTTACGCGGTACTTCAGAAATACGATACACCAAATAGAAACGGTAGAACTTATCCTGAAAGAATATTAAAAAGAGAAGCCGAAAGATATAAACAATCCATTGCTAAAGGATTATCAACTTCAGAATTAAATCACCCTGAATCATCACTTATTGACTTAGATAGAGTGTCTCACATTATCACAGATATTTGGTGGGACAAAAATATCTTAATGGGTAAGTTAAAATTATTAACTTCTCCAGGGTTTCATGAAAGAGGAATTGTTTCAACAAAAGGAGACATTGCAGCAAATTTAATGAGACAAGGTGTTACTATGGGAGTTTCATCAAGAGGAGTTGGTTCACTTAAAAAAGTTGGAGAGAGAAACGAAGTTCAAGACGATTTTGAACTTATATGTTTTGACTTAGTTTCATCACCATCTACACCAGGAGCTTATTTGTTTTCAAATCCTGATGACAGAAATAAGTATGAGGAAAATTTAGACGAAGAAATAAAAACAAAACAAGGGAATGATTATGTTGAGAAATCAGTTGACTTAATGAAAAAATTGAACGATTTTTTAGGAAAATAAAATTATGGAAGAAAAATATTTTGTAGCAAAAATTCAGTACGATTTCCCTGATGAAAATTCAGGAAAGATTAAAAAAATCAGAGAAGAAAAACTTGTAAAAGGTTTTTCAGTTACAGACGTTGAAGCGAAAGTAACAAAAAAATACGAGGGGTTCACACATGATTGGAGAATCACTGCGGTGTCTGAAAGTAAAATCGATGAAGTTATTGAATAATTGACTTAAACGTTAATTAATTTAAAAGTGGTCTTAATGACCACTTTTTTTGTTTGGGGGATATTTATATAAAAAAAATATATGAATTTCTTAGCAATATTAGGGGCTACCCCATCTCAACAACAACATGTTATTT